GTAGTCTTTTTCTTAACAAAATTGTATATTCCTATGAAAAAACCTACAATTACAGATATAGAAGTTATAATGCTTACAACTGCTCCTATGGCTTGTCCTAAAGTAACCTTATCCATAATACCACTTCCCTCCCTACTTTGACTTCACTAATTGACTTTTATATTTTTTCATAAGTGTTTTCTTTGCATAATCTTTAGCTTTTGTTTTTATTTGCTTTAGTTTATTTTGACTATATAAGCCTTGCTTTTCGTATTTCTTATAGAACTCACTTGCTAACTTTGAGTATTCTTCTTTCATTTCAGGAGTTAGCTCTAATGTCATTTTATTTAAACTTAATGAAGAATTTGTAGGATAGAATGAAGTTGTTTCTATTTTTTCTGAATTTGTGTCATCTAGCAAATCTTTTCCTAATGCTTGTCTTGCTATATCAGTTCTTTGTCTTTGAAGTTCTTTAATCTGTTCTGCTTTTTCTCTTCCTGACATAGTCAAATCTCTTTTTATTTCCTTAATTTGCTTATTTACTTTTGACATGTTAGAAACTGCTGCAGTTATGTTAGAAAGTTCTGTTTCTTCTTCTGATGTTATTGTTCCTCCATTCTTTTTCTTTGTAAGTTCTGTTTTTCTATTGTATATCTCATCTACAGAAGCAGAGTTACTATTTACATTGACAATAAATCTCTTTCCTACTGCGTTACTTTCTGCTCCCATTTCTGCCTTTTGTGCGGTTATGCCTAGTTTTCCTGATGCGTAGTCCATTATGTTTGTTACTTGTGTTCCTAGTCCTGCGAAATATCCTGAGATTAGGTTATCTATTTTTGCTGGAGAATAATTAAAGACTTTTCCTAAAAGAATTGCAAGTTGTGAATTATATTCATAATATTGTTGAGAATCTGGTAATTCTAAATCATAACTCTTTACTATATCAGTATTGTAATATAAGTCTTTATTTATAGCGTTTTCAATTAAAGGTGCGACCATATTTGGAACAAGTCCTGTTACGCTGTCTGCTGGTGCATTATCCATAATAGCATTGTTTATCCATTCTCCAAGTCTTTCTCCTTCTTTGCCTTCTTCTATATGTCCTGTTGCAAGATCTTCAATATATTCTGTAAGGTTTACTATACTTCTTAATAATCCTTGTGGCTTTTTAATTGTAACTATTTTATCTCCAACTCTCATGACAAAGTTATCATCTTTCTTACGCTGAATTAATTCCTCTATTTCTTTGTCATCATAACCTATTGCTTTTATTGCTAATGCTATTGCTGAAAGTATTGCTATTCTCATTGCTGTTCGTTTAGGATTTGCTTTAACTTTTTCTGCAAATGTATAACTACTTCCTACTCTTGCAGCAGAAAATGGTATTAATTGATTTATTTCTCTTGTTAAGTTTCCTGTTCTTCCAAAGTCCTGCGTTGCATCTCTTGACTCTAAAGCTGCTAAAATTCTTGAATCCATTTCACTATTGCCCTTTGATTTATACATATCATAGTTTCTTTCAAATACTCTAAATCTTGTTGATTGCTCTGATATTTCAGGAATGTATGTCATTATATCGAGTAATCGTTTTAAAGGTTTCCATTTTTCATTTATTCCTAAAACTTTACTATTTTTTGTTCCATAAATATCTTTCATATTACTTTGTGTTGAATCTCTGAATTGACTCATTCTTGTAGAACTTGTTGCTCCAGATTGTCTATATAAGTTGTACATATTTTCTATTCTGTTTACATATTCTGGCGAATAGTTTTTAACAAAGTTTCTAACATGTTTATTTGTTGCAGTTAATATATCTAAAACTCCTAAAGCATTATCTACTACAGGTATAAATCCTGCGTTAGAGAATATTGCTGCTTGTGCTGTATCTGAAATCATATTTGGAATTGCAAATCCAATATTAGCCATTGTTGCTCCATATCTTAAAGGCATATTCAATTTGCTGTTGATTTTTAAAACATTACTCATCATTTTTCCGTCTAAATTCATTAGTGAATTGAATAATATTTCATCATTAAATTGTAAATATACTCTTTTTCCATTTGTATCAATAAAACTTGTTATTAGATTTTTTGTGTCTATTTTGTTATTAGGTGCGAATATATCAACAGTTTTCTCTAAATCCAATTCAGTTGTATTTACTCCTTGTTTCTTTAACTCATTTTCCCACATACTTAAATTTGCTGTTCCTACTTTCATCATAGGAGCTGGAATTACATCATATATAGATCCTGTTAATCCTGCTTCTTCTCCCTGATTATATAAGGCTCTTAATACATTGTTGTTTTCTACTTGTTGAATAATGTTTGTAGAATTAGAAACTATATTTTCTAGCACATCTTTTATGTCAAGCTCACTTCCAGTTCTTGCTTTTATAATATCTGATACAGCTCCTTTTCTTCCTAGTTGATTTCCTTTTCCTTCTATTACTCTTTGCATTGGAACATAAAAAGCATTACTCTCTTTAAGACTCTTTACATCATCTTCACTTATTAATCCATTGTCAACGGCATATTGCATAACTCCATCTAAAGTATCATATACTACTTGTGCTGCATCTTTTATTTGAGTATCATTTGCAAATTTTTCTAGTACATATTTTGTGTCCATATCTCTAATACCTGTTTTTAAAGTCTTTGCTTTATAGTCTGTATCTCTTTTTGCTACAAGATAATCTCTTAGGTCATTATACCTTTGAGCATCATCTCCAAGTATTTCTCCAACTTTATTTAATCCAGGCATTATCTTTTCGCCTTTTTCATTTATATATCCATCAGAAAGCATTGAAGTTACTTTATCGTGTATTCCTGTTGCAAGTCTTGTTAAGTAATAAGCATTGTTACTAGCTTTAATTTGATTTGTTGTTTTGCCACCAATCTTTGCAATTTCACTTACCACTTTCTTTACTGCATAATCTTTATCCCATATATTTCTCATTACTTCTTGTTCTAGCCATGCTTTTGTCAATGGAGTTCTGTTTGATTCTCCTACACTAATATTACTATGTACTCTGTTTTGTGGATTTTGATGTATGTAGTTGTATGTTTGTTGTTGCACTTTTCTTATAAAGTCGTCGAATGATTTATCTGCTTTTCTTATTTCTTCTAATACTGCTACAGATTGAGGATAGTCTGTTTTAGCTTGTTCAGGAATAATTGAATATGTTCTTATAACTTCTGCGAATCCTTCATCTAACTTTGTGCTTCTTGTTTCGTTTTCATATCCTCCATGTTTTTGTATAGCTGTTAATAATTCATTTGCAATAGATTCTTTATCAATTTTAAGTCTGTTTCCTAAGTCAAGAGCATGTCCTGTTTCATGTAATATGTTGTCTATATCTTTTAATTCTTTTCCTCTTATTACATCTCTTCCTTCTTTGTATATTCCGTATGCTCTTTCTCTAAAATGCCCTTTCTTTATTCCTAAACCTAAATAATCTTCAATTGTTTTTCTTATATCTGTTAACTTAGTTACAGGAATAGAATTATCCCAATTTCCTGATGCTTCAATTTTTCTTATTTCTTGTTCTATAAATCTGTTTGCTCCCTGTGCATTTGTTGCTCCAGGTGCTACATTAGGATCTTCTTTTCTAATTGTTTCTTTCTTTGTTGTATTTAATACTTCTCTATCATATTGTCTTGACCTTTCAAGATATTCTTCTAGTGTTCCTGTATTATCAGCAGTTATAGGATTAATGTCAACTTTTATTCCTTCAATTTCTAGTGGCTCTTCATTTAAGATATTAAATAAATCATCTTCTCTAATATCTCCAGAATATTCTACGACTAAGTCTAAATCAGAATTAGTTTTTGCATTTCCTCTATTCCTGCTTCCTATTATTTCTGCTCCATTTATTGATATATCTTCTAAATCATTTTCTACAAGTTTATCTTGAATATAGTTGCTTACAATATCTTTTATTTCATTTCTTGAATATCCTTCTAATCCTTGTATATTTTCTTTTTGTTCTCTAAGCTCTTTTATTAGCTCTTTATTTTTTCTTTGTATTCTTTCATCATAAGTAGAGCTTTCTTCATCATCTAGTTTTCTATTAGAGAATAAAGGTTGTCCATTTTGCTTTATACTATTTCTCATTTCGTCTGTTATTTTGAATCCCATTTGTTTAGATTCTGTTTTTCCGTCTGCATCTTTTAAAATTATTTCTTCTACCTTGCTATTCCATTTCTTTAAGTATTTATTTAGGTAGTTTGGAATTTCTTGATCGTAGAATACATACATACCATTATTAGTGTTTGAATCTATATTTGCGTCTAAATTATTAATTGTTGCAGCTTCTTTTTTACTCTTTAATATTTTATTTGCTAAATCTTTTCCAATATAATCCTCTAAGCTTTCTTCTTTTAAGTAAATTCTTTTGTCGAATATTTCTTCATTGTTTTTTATTCCTACTATTGCAACTTGTGTTACATTATCGCTTGAATCAAAAAACTTTTTATATCTCAAACTATCTATAGCTTTACTTAAAGAATATCTTTCTCTTTGTTGTTTTCCTGTAGTCCAAGCAACTTCATCATATCCTTGCTCTACTGCATTATTTATCATTCTTCTTAAAACAAATTCATGCCAGTTTTTTTTGAATGGGAAAACATCAGGAATACCTTTATTAAATCTATCAATTTCATCTTGTAGTTGATTTCTTTGATTTATAAGCTTATCTGTTTCATTGTCAAGAAAATCGTATCTTTTTTGATCTTCATTTGATAAATATTTTCTAATGTTTTTTCCCCATACTACATTATGTATGTTACCTAAATTGTAGTATTCTACTTTAAAGTCTTCCAAAGCTCGTTTCCTGTATATTGTTTTCTGCGGTTGTTTTTCAAGTATATCTTTTGAAAGTGTAAGATCTAAATTTTCTTCTGCTTCCTTAATTTTAGTCATCATATAAGGTTCACTTTCTATGTTATCTCCGAAGTTATCATATTTATTTACTAATAATAATTGTTGAGTAATTTTATCTTCATAATCAAGCAATTCATATTGTTGTTCTTTTGTTAATTTTTCGTTAATTTTAAATTCTTCTTCTAAATGGCTTAAATTATCAATTGCTCTATTTTGATGCTCTACATAGTATTCTCTTGCAGCAGAGTAACCTTTATTAGTTAATTCTTGTGCTTCGTCTTCATAAATAGCATAAGTATCGTTTAAATCATCTAATTGTTTTTTTAATTTGTTAAGAGTATCCATATCACTTTTTGCGAAATATCCCTTTTTTCTTCCTTCTTGATGTAAATCAGATTGTATTTCATCTATAAATAATACTTTATTACCAGCAGTATCTTCAAAGTCTTGTGTCCTAGCATGAGCTAATACATTGTTTTCTTGCCAATGTGGAGAATTATATTCATCTACATTTGCTATTTGTAAATTCTTTACATCATTTCCATTTTGCTCATAAGGTAAAGTATATAATATTTCTTGATAATTTGTTCCACCTTCTAATTTGTAATTAGAATATTGAGGAGAATCTTGAATATCATAATTTTCTTGAAACTTTTCATCAAAGTTCAGATAATTATTGGAGGTTTCTAAATATTCATCAGCTAATCTTATCAATTCTTTAGATTCGTTTTCTGACATCTTGAAATGGATATTTTGTTTACCGCTTATATTTGAATATACATCATTAAGTGTTTGAATAACTAATTCTTTGCTATCTCCCTCTCTAAAACTATTTATTCCATATTTGGTTGAAAAAGTATGTACAATTCTGTCTTGTTCGCTAATATCATTAATATTATTCTTTTCTCCAATTTTAGATAGATAATTGCTTAAATTCGCTGTTGCTTCTGTATATTTATTTGATGCAATTTTTTTATCATTTTCGTATCGTCTGTATTCTGCATCAGATTTATTTACTGTTTCAATATTTATCTGATTTGCTTTTATATAATCCTGCAACTGCTGCTTACTTATCTTTTCTAGTGAATGTTGTTTTAAATAATCATCTAATCCAATCCATTTAATTTCATCTTGTTTTATTCCAGAGTTTTCTATAATACCTTTTATTTGTTGAGCATTTGAAGTATTCGGCATTTTCTCTTCTATTACTTTTTCTAGTTGAGAATAGAATCCACCTTCTCCGTTTTCTTCTGTATCATATCTATTTGAATATCTTATATCAGGATTATTTGTTGGCTTTTTATTATCTACATTTTTTATTTGTTCAGGTGTAAAGGCAATATATAGATTATACGAAGTCCAGTTTCCTCTACTATTACGGTATGGCACTTCCCCTATTATTCCATCATATCCTAAGGTTTCTCTTAATACTCTATATCCTTCTTCTAACTTTAGATTTGCACTATTCAATATCCCTGTTATCAAATCAACATCGTCCCCACCAAAAGCGTAATCATGTTTTAAATCATCTATTATTCTATTATATTCCACGCTGCCTTTTTTTACAGGCGTACCATCCCCCATATCTGTAAAATATAAGCCATTAGTTTTATCATTTATAGCCTCTGCTAATTTTATATACTGTTCTTGTGATATTGCACTTCTTGTATTTCTCAAAGGTTTTTGTATATTAACATAAGCTTTTATAATATTGCTACCATCACTATATTGAGATGCAACTTCCTGCTGGTCTGTAAAGTAAAATCCTTTTCCGTTAGATGTTCCGTTTTTGCCTAAATTTCTATAATCAAAGACTGTAAAATCTGCGTCTGTTCCGTGATATACTACTTTTAACTTTCCATTTTCATCTCTAACCTTACTATCTTTAAAAAATTCTTGTTGCTCTCTTGATAGTTCTCTACCTTCGCTATCCATATCTGCTCTGTTAGAGTATCTTATATCTGGATTATCAGTTGGTTTCTTATTATCTACATTCTTTATTTGATTAGAATTAATTACCATTACAATCTGCTCAGTTGGGTTATTTGCAGCTTTAAATATGACACTATCGTAACCTTTTTTTATAAGAGTTTCAGTTATTTTCTGGCTATCTTCTTTTGTAATAGTAAGTGGATTTTTCGTTTTAAATTCAATTCCTAATTTTTCTCCAACAGCTGTTTTAATTCCATTTGAAAAATCTCCAATAATCAAAGGTTTTTTTGCATCAATGTAAACACTCATTACTTTTGGTACGAAATTATCATTACCCTTTTTCCAATTAGAATAGTCTTGTGCAGACTTATAATCGCTTGTAAAGTAGAAACCTTCTCCAGCAAAACCAGAATCATATTTATTTTTTTCGTTTTTAAATATGGTAAAAACATCTTTTGTTCCATGATACATTACAAGCAAGTTGTCATCTTCATCTCTAACTTTACTATCTCTAAAATATTCTTGTTGTTCTTTTGAAAGTTTTCTTCCTTGATTGTCTGTTGCTACAACATTAGTATCAATTCTATCTGATTTCTTTATAGTATTATTTTTAGATTTCTGCATATTATTACTATTAGTAGCAGTATCAGATTTGACAGTTTTGTTTTTCTGTGCTATACTATTATTAATAGAAGCCGACTTGAGAGACGTATCATTCTTTGATACTAGGGACTTTTTATCGGCTTTATTTTTTTGTCCCTTTAACAACTCTAAACTTAAATCATAAAAAATACTATCGCCTTTTTTCTTACCTTTTCCAACTCTTACTATATATTTAAATATATAATCATCTATTCCGACTTTGCCTTGATAGTTTGTAAATTCACTAAACAAATTACTTTTATGTGTTAGTGGGGATTTATATGTTGTAGAGGCATTATCAATTAAATCTTTTATACTTGGAGACATTCTCATTTTTTTGTTGTACGCTTCTGTTCCACTTTTATCGGTTAATTCTTGTGCGTTAATTCCATAAACATATTCTCTAGCAGAAACCCTTATAAACTGTACGTCTTTGCCATTTACCTTATCAGTAATTGTTTCAAAATTTTTATTACCATGTAAGATAAGCTTATATGCTTTATCTTGTAAAGTCTCCGTTTTAGTTATTCCTTTAAACAAATCTTTGCTCTCTTCTATTTGCCAATATTGACCTTCTTTTGCATCATTTCTAAAAGAATACTTTATATTGTTTTCAGAATTAGTTTTAAGAGCATTTTTATTCTCAACAATAAAATTATTCATCATTTCATTTATTTGTTCATAAACTTGTTCCTGTTGCTCCTGTGTACCAAATATATTAAAATGTGTTGAAATATTTTCTAAAGATATATCTGCTAATAAGTTTTGATATTCTGTTGGCATTATATCTAGCATATTCTCCCAGTTAGAAATATCATTTGCCCAGTTTCCAAAATAATCGCTTTCAATTTCTTCAATTACATATTCTCTTATTTCCGCTTCTGACATATTATCAAATATTGATTTATCATTTAATACATTTTTATATTCTTCAATTTGATTTTTTGTAATAGTGTTATCTATAATGTCATGTATAGTATTCCATTCAGCTGTTCTATTTACTTTGAACCAATGTCCTAATTCGTGGAATGGTAAGAAATTAGTCGTTTTCTTATTTGCTAGAGAATTATGTTTTAAGTAAACATCTGAATCTGAGAAAAAAGCATTTTCCGTTGTTGCCTTATTAGTTTTATATACGTTTAAATCAAGTCCAGTAAGTTCTTTAAATCCTTTTGATACAATTCGTTCATTTGGAGATTGTGATTTACTTTCAACTAATTCTGCTTTGAAGTCTTTTCCTTGTGTTCTTTGTTGTTGTCTTTGATAGTTTGATAAGCCTTTGGATTGTGAATTTTTAACCAGTTCATTACCCTTTGCATTTTTGCTTTCTCCTCTGGTGTTCTCTCCCTCTGCTGTTCTATTAATTTTTTGTCGTGTATTCTTACTTGTGTTTTGTTCTGATCTGACATTTGAGTTTCCTCCCTTTTTATTTATTCTTTCTCCAAAAATTCTATTTTCTTCTGGATTAGATTCAATTTCTATAGATGTTTCTGTTTCATTTTGTAGATAGTTCTTGCCTTCTATCTTTCCTTTTTTAGTTAAGTATGATTCATTAGGCATTATATTTTTGCCGTAAATGTTTTTATATCCTTCTGATAAGGCTTTATCTAAAACTAATTCTACTTTCTTTGCAAGTGCATAATCTCCTTTTCCTTGACTTATATCTTCTAGTGCTTTTTGGATTTTACCCCAACTTGCTCCTGTATCATCTTTTATTTCTGCTAGTTCTTTTGTTGTACTTCTCTTTGTTCCTGTCCATTCATCTCCTGCTTTGTATCTTTCTCCAAAAGTAGAATTTGCCAAATCTTCTTGGAAGTTATAAGCCATTTCTTGAATTTCTTGACTTACTTCTGGATTTTCTGTTTGATAAGATTTTACATTTTTATCAGATACATTCTCAAAAGTGCGTTGTTCCATAGTAGTTTTTATTTGATTTGAAAATCCGTTTTGAGCGTTCTTATTATTTTTACTATTAATTTCTTGACCTTGAATAATATTTTGCTCTATTGTGTTGTTCTGTTGATTTTGTGAGGTTATATTTTGAGATTGTCTTTCTTGTATCATTTTTCCTATTTCTGCATATAGAGCTAAAGTAGAATCTGCAACATTGTTATTTACACTTTCTATTTGAGCTTCTGACATATTAGAAACTATTTCTGTAAATCCATCTACCGCTTCTTGTACAGATGTATAAGGAGTAGTATCTAATAACATTCCTGTTTGTCCGTCTATTACGTTAAAAGTTTTATTCTGTTGATCTTTGATTATTACAGGTTGTATATCTAAATTTGAATTTGGATTCTCAATTGCTTTTCCTAATGTTTCTACTACTTCTCCTACTTCTCCATTTTCATCATAATTTGCTACAAAATAATTTCCAACACTTTCTTCTCCATCTTCAAATAATTCTTTATTGTCATACTTTATTAAAGCATCTTCCGTTATTGCTTTTATTACAGATGTTTTTTCTTGTGGAGTTAGTTCTCTTCCTAATTGTTCTTCTGCTGCTTTTATAGATTGATTGGTATTGATGTATGATTCTCCACCTAGAGATATTGCAGAACTTACAAAAGCTAATGCTGCTTGTTCTCCTACTTCTCCCCAATCCCATTTAGTACTAAAATCAGCATCTCCTAATTTGTCTATCAATCCATTATCAACAATATAATTTCCTAAGTATGATAAAAACTCTTCTGCTGCTTCTCCTGTTGATTGTACTCCTAATTTTGCTAATATCTTTCCTGCTCCTGTGCTCATTTTACTAGCAGCTTTTGATGCCCAAATATCAGTAAGTTCAGTTCCTCCTACTCCAAACATTCCAAATAATCCTTCTGTTGTTCCTTCAATTAATCCACCTGTAATTGCTTTACTCCATCTTTCTACTTCTGAAACATTTTCGCCTTTTGAATCAGCTTCTTTTAATCCTCCTGATGCTCCTCCAACAACTGCCAACGTAGGCAAGTTAAGTGTAGTATTACCAATAGCAACAGAGATATTTCCTGCTCCACCTAATAAATATGTTCCTGCTGCTAATCCACCTGTATATCCCACAAGTTCTGCTACTTGACCTGATGTTTCGCCCAACATTGATTCGTCTTTATAGTTGTGATCTTTCTTAGGTTCTTCATTAGATATTTCATTTCCTAATAAAGTTACTTCTTTTCCATCTTTAAAATAATGCGTTTTTATAAATTGATTCCAATATGGCTCATTTCCACTAGCAAAGTTATAGAAAGCCTTGACAGGAGTATATTGATCTGATTCTGCTACTTCTTTTATAACATCTTTATCCGCCCATTCTCTTGTTTTCTTTGATGCTTCTTCGTGTCCTGTTAAAGATTGAATTGTTGCTACTGCATGAGCTCCTATATCTACAACACTTTCAAACGGAGAACTAAATCCTTCTGCTAATCTATTTGCAACATCTGTTACAGTTGCAATTGCAGACCTACTTATATCTCCAAATTGATAACCGTCGTCTAGTGCTTTACTGCCTTTAAATATTTCAACTTTCTTTTTATTCTCTGTTTGTTCTTCATTTTGAATAGTACTATCTATAGTTGATGTATCTAAATCAGGAGATATGTCTATATCAGAAGAAGTTTCTTCTGTATAAGGATTTATACTATTTACCATTTGAAAAAATTCTTGTTCTTTTTGATTAGAAATATTATTATTAAAAGAAACATTATTATCGTAGGTTTCAGAATTAAAGTCTTCATCATTTATTGTATTGACCATATTTAGAAATTCTTCTTGTCTTTTCTTTTTTTCTTCTTCGTCATTTATTAACACTTTACTACCTCCTATCTTGTTCCTACTCCACCGCCATATCCGAAGGATGTTTTTCCTCCATTCGCAGACATAGTCTTTACGTTTTTTGTTGAAGAGCTTTTTTGTGATGGTGTTGTTATTCCATATTTAGCAATTAAAGCAGCAGCATCTTTTTGACTTATTCTTCCTGTTGTATAAGCATTTAATAAATAATTATATACTGCATCATTATTGTTTGATGTTCCGTCATTTACGCTTATCTGTCCTGTTACAGGATCTTCTATTCCCCATCTATTTTTTATTACTTCATCATGAGTAGAGTAACTTGTATAATCCGAGCTAGATGATTTAGAACCTGTTGTTCCATATTTTGTTGCTAATTGATAGTCATACTCTTTATTGCTTCTACTCAAAGAGTTTTGATAACTTGCTAGTTCTTTACTACTTGCAGTATCAATTTTAGATTTATACGAATATAAATCTTTTTCAATTCCTGCTTTATATTTTGCAAGTTCTTTACTAGAACTTAGTTCTAATTCACTCTTTAATTTTGCAATAGCAGAATCATTTTTATATTGTAATGTATATTGTTCTCTCATTTTGTTTAATTCAAATTCTCGTTGTTCTTTAGCTTCTCTTGCTGCTCCTGATAATGTTCCTACTTTTACCCCTAAAATTGTACTAGCTTTATTATCAACATATCCCAACTCATCAACTCTTTTCCATGCGTTTTCAAGTTCTTGTTGTTGCTTTTTAAAGTTAAATTCTTTTTCTTGGAACTCTCTATCCTTAGCATCTTTCCAATATTGGAATTGTTGATTATCATAACTCATTACAACATCAGCAGTATTTGCCAACTGATTTAAGTATTGTACTTGTCTATCATAAGCAAGTTTTTCATATTGAGGAATTAATTCAGAAACTATTCTAGCAACTCTTTCTGCAGTTGATGAACTATTTAATACTCCGCTTCCTGCAAGACTTTGCATAGTAGAGTTTGCAGCATATTCAGAAGCAACTCTTAGTGCCATATCTTGTGATGGATCATAATTAAATCCATTTTTCATATTTACTGTTTCTGTAAGTAATGTACTTATAATACTATTTACTGTATCTGCATAAGCACTTTGATATTGACCTTGTACTGAATTAATATTAGAAGTTTTAGGTGTTACTATTGTTGTTCCTATAGATGTTTTTTTAATTCCGCTATTTACTGCGTTATTATTTGAATTATATGTATTTCCATATTGGCTTTGATAAGCAGAGTAAATTTGGTCGAAGTTTATTACATTATTATTTTGATTATTCCCTTGATAAGTTTGTGGAGATGGTGCTGATTGAGATTGTGCTGGAGGTTGAGCTTGTATATTACCTGCAACTTGTTGTCCTCCTGTTGTTTGAGAATAACCTGTAGTAGCAACTTGTGGCTGTATTTGAATAGGAATCGTTATAGGATTTATTTGACTCTGTCCTGGTGTTGTATTTGGTACTCCTGGATTAGCAACATTAGATTGAACTTGATTTATATTTGTCTGTGGATTACTTGTTGCAACTCCTGCAGTTCCTTGATTAACCAATGTATTTGCCATGTTATTACTCCTTTCAATTATTATAAATTCCATTTAATTTATCTTGCCAATTTCTTAGTGTAGCTTCTGGAGTGCTTTCTACTCCGAATGTATTTATTCCAATATTCTTATTCAATTCATTTTTCCAATGTCCAATTGTATTTTCTACAGTAGAATATAGAGGATATATTCCTTTGTTAGCAACATTTAATTGCTTCGCCCACTCTTTTAGTGTAGAAGCATTGTCGCTATATTGCCTAAATCTCATCTTGTATGAGTCCTATCTACTCTTTCTATTCCGTATATTGTAATATCCCCTGTACCGTAGATCTCAAAAGTATAACTATTTGAATTTTGCAATTCATTTGGAATTAATACGCACTCAGTTTTATTTGTTCCTTTTGACAATATATTTTCTTTTGTTATAGTTTTTCCGTCATCTGTAGATATAATTAAATTTACTGTGCCATCTAAGTCATAGTTGAACCATAATGCAGATAAAGACTTTTTCTTACTTAATACCCCATTTTTAAATTCTTTTGTTTTTATGTAGAATGGAATTTCTTCTCTTGCTGTTTGTCCGTCTTCTCCTACATATTCATCCTTACCATAAGCTCTAATATATTTATTTCCATCTCTTCTTCCACCTGTTATTTCATAGATTACTCCGTCTTGCGTTAGAGCATATATTGGAGTAGGTGTTTGAGAGAAGTTTAAATCTACATAGGCATCACAAATATTTGTGTAATACATTTCATCTTCTTTTTCGCATTGAAGTTCCTTTGTCCACTTTCTAAGCCTTTGGTCGAAAATTAGAAAATAATGATAATCTGGAATCCAAAAATATACTTTATCTTCGCTTCCTGCTACTGATATATTCTTCGCTTCATTGATTGTTATTCCATATATAAAGTTTTGTATTCCTCCTGTTACTCCATTGTTTGAAGTAGGCTTTTCTATATTCCTTATTGTAGAACCATCATATTCATAAATGTTTCTACCATATAACCAATATAGATATGAGTTGTGTACTTTTATAGTACATTGATCGTAGCAGCCTATATTGTTATCTAATGACACACAAGTATAAGAATCATATTGTCCAGATATAACATTGCTTCCATAATACAAGTGCATATTTTTTTGACTAAATACAATTAACTTATCATCAAAACTTACTAATCCTGTTACTTGATTACAGTTAGGTACTCTGTATTCTGCTGAATTTTCTGTTGCACTCCAATCCATTGGATTCTGTAAAGCAGAAGCATATAACATATTTCCTACACTTGCAAACATTCTACTTTTGTGATAGCACATGTGTTCAAAATTTGTTACTCCTGTAGGAAGCGGAATTATTTCAGGAGTATTTAATGCTGATAATGGTAACTTATGTCTTGTTGCTGTTACTCCTTCTCCATATAAAACTAAGTATTCATTGTTTCCATCTGCATAATATACATGAGAGAATTTATCTCCTGTAATTCCAGTAGATATTACTGTTCCTGTCATATCTTTTAATTCTGTTCCTTGTATATAGAATAAATATTTAGTTCCTGCAACTCCGAAATATTTCACTTGATTTCCTCTTAATCCTGGATTTGCTTTTAATGTTCTGCCAATTTTTGTACTCAAAGCTGGGTATTTATCTAAACACATATTGTACATATCTTGACATTCATCATCCTGTATAAATTGAGGTGGATATATATTATTTATTCCTCCTGCTAAATAACTTACTTGATTATCACTTTTATAGTGAATATCATTCAAATATGTATTTGGTTGCATATTATCCCCTCCTTGACCTTATGCTTCTTTTTAAATCTCTTATAACAGGGTATCTTTGTTGCTGCTCATGTTTATTCTCATTGGCTTTCATAACTAAGTTATTGTAAAGAAGAATATATTCATTTGCTAGTTCTATGTCTGGATTATAGCCTGACATTGCTATAATTGACATTACATTGAATTTTACTAAGTCTATATAGTTATCATCTAGTTCTATAAAATCTTCTCTTCTAGTAACTAGCTTAGGCTTTTTAAGATAATAAATATCTATTTTCCTTATATCTTTTGGTGTAGGATATAAAGCAATTAATCCTTCTCTTCCGTCAAAATATCCGTCTTCGTGCATCTTTTCATTCGGAAGATATGATCTAATTTCTTGAAAGTTACCCCAATCGTAAGGATTATCTTGTGTTCTTGCCTTAGTTGATTTTGTTACATGTTCTACCATATCAATACTGCAATCATCTGGTAATACATATAAGTCTTGTCCTGCTCTTGTATTAAACGAATATTGTTCTTGAATTGCTAAGTCTTTATATATCTTTTTCATTGTTTCATTTATCCATAAGAACAATGTATCGTCTATATATTCATGAGGCAATCTTACTTGAATATCATCTAACACTTGTCCTACTGTTGTTCTACTTACTATTGCCATTTTCTATCCCTCCTTACTTTGCTCTTATAATATATTTTGTGCCTGTTGTTCCTGTACTTAAATTTGGAATTGTAAATGTTTCAGGATATTGCTCAGGAATATTTTCCGTTATTGCTTCATATAAACTTGTATAATCTGACACATTCAAAGTTTGTCCATTACATTCTAAATAATATTCAGGAATGTTTACAGAAGCGGTTAGTATTATTCCACCTATTGGAGTTATTGCTCCTGTTGTTGCTTGTGCTTCGTTCCATAAATCAGGGAATTGTCTTATTTCTATTCCTTCTATAAATGTATCTACATTGTTTCCAATGAATATTACTTCATAAGTTCTTTGTAATGTTTGCGAATAATAATAGTTTCCTTTTGGAACAAATATATATTTTGCTCCAACATCTATTGCATCATATAT